AATTAATTTATATGGTAAATTAAAAGATAAAACAGGAACACTATCTAACATTACTAATGGTGGAGAAGGAACTTTAGGATTATCTCCTTGGAGTAAAGGAACTAAAGGTGTATGTAAATCTAATTCAGGCAGTTTTAAAAAAGGTCATAAATTAGGAGTTGGAAGAAAACTTTCTGAAGAACATAAAAATAAGTTAATTCAATACAATACAGGAAGAATACCTTCAGATTATACTAAAAAAAGAGTAATAGAAAGTCATATTAAATTATGTTTAGATTTATACACTGGAATATTTTATAATAGTTTAAATGATGGTTGTTATGCGGTAAATATTAGACCAAATACTGAAGCTACAAGAATAAGTAGAAAAAGTAAATTACAAAGATTTATATATGTCTAAAGAAATAAAAAGAAGTACACTTATTAAAAAACTTGATTCTGTTTTTTCTATATACATTAGAAGAAAAAATGCTATAAATGATATAGCTGAATGCGTTACTTGTAAAAAGAAAAGTCATTGGTCAAAACTTCAAAATGGTCATTGGGCAAGTAGGAGGCATTATAGCACAAGATGGGATGAACAAAACTGTAACGTTCAATGTGCAGGTTGCAATGTATTTAGAGCAGGTGAAATTTACTTATATACTAAATATCTTTGTTCACAATATGGTGAAAACTTTCCAGAACAACTTTATATAAAATCTCAAAAAACAGTTAAATTTGCTGATGATGATTTGATTGAAATGATTGAATATTATAATTCTAAATTAGAATCTTTGTAGTTCTCTGTTTATATATTGTTTGTTAGAAAAGGGGTGCTTTAATTAGTGTCCCTTTTTTTATTTTAAAACTTTAACTTTTCTTTAACACTTTTATATCTAAAACAGTTATATATTTGTACTCAACAAACAAATAAAAACAAATATTATGAAATCTATTGAAATTGTTAAAATTATCAAAAATGCAGATTTAAGTTGTAATGGTATTGAAGAAAGTAAAATATTAGATTTAGCTATAAGTATGGCTATTACAAATGATGGAAAATATTTATGTCCTTTTAATAGTTTATATTTTAATTTAACTGACAAACAAATTAACTATATTGATTCTTTAATAAATAATTATAGAAATAAACATTCTAAAAATCCTTTATTTGGTTGTAAAATTAATGGTATATGGTCGTCAATTGATTTAAGAGTTTATTCTAAATTTATTCAAGGTTCTAATAGATATGAAAATAAAAAATATTTAGTATTATATACTGATATTTAAAAAAAACAATTGGAGCAGCATACTATAAACTGCATTAACAACTAAAAACAAACAAGATGAAACAGAATTTAAAAGACATCGTATTAGCATTTATTTTATGGGGATTATTTTTTACTTTAGTATTAACTTTAACACTTTAACAAATGGAAGAATATAAAGGCTGGATTATTCAGAAAAATGATTATAACTACGAGAATAATGCTTATAACAATTACGAGTACTACAATGGAAACGACTGCGATTCTCCAATAAGACACTGCTCGACAGTTGATGAATGTAAAGAAAATATTGATTATTTAATAAAAGAATTTTACTACTAATGGCAAAAATAAAACATTATCCAGAAGTTTGGTTTATTTGTAGAGACGAAAGAGATTTTAGTTCTACACATTTTAAATCAAAAGAATTAGCTGAAAAATATGCTAAAAGAATGGGGTTTATAGATTACGAAATTAAGATGATGTATTATATGACCAGATGAAAGAAATTATAGAACAATTAGAAATAGAATTAAATCAACTTGGTTCTAATTGGAATTTATTTGGTAAAGTTGATAAAATGAAATATTTATTAGAACAATTAAAACAACAATTAAAAACAAATAACAAATGAAAGATTTATTAGATTACAACAGGTTTAGATTGGAAGCAATGCAAGATAGAATTTGTAAATTAGAAAACCATCTTCAAACATTAGAAACATATTGTTTTGAATTAGCAGATGAAAATTGTCCAACAGAATATAAGACAATAATTAAACAAGAACTTTATAACCTTAAAACAAATTAAAATGGAATATGAAGAATTAATAAGTAATTTTAAATATAATAATGATACTGGATTATTAAATAGAATTACAAGAAAAAATAGTAATGGCTGTAAAGATAAATTTGGGTATTTAATTATAAAATACAAAGGTAAACAACATAAAGCACATAGATTAATTTGGCTTTATAATTATAAAAAATATCCTGATAATTTAATAGACCATATTAATGGAATAACAAGTGATAATAGAATTGAAAATTTAAGAGATGTTAGTTGTTTAGAAAATTCTTTAAATCATAAAAGAAAAGCAAATAATATAACTGGTTATGTTGGAATTTATAAAGATGAAACAACAAAAGGTTTAAAAAGTAAATTTACAACTCAATTTAATAATAAACAATATAGATTTTTAACAATAGAAGAATGCATAAATTTTAGAAAAAACAATAACTTAAAACTATAAAAAATGACAGAATTAAATTTTTATGAAAAATTAGCAGCAGTAAAATCTGAAGTGGGTAGAATTTCAAAAGATAGTAACAATCCTTTTTTTAAAAGTAAATATTTTGATATAAATTCTTTACTTATGCACGTTGAACCAATTATACAAAAAAATGATTTATTATTATTACAACCTATTCAAGATAATTTAGTAAAAAGTATTATTTATGATACAAATGGATTTTCTATTGAATCAGGAATTAATCTAACTGGTATAACAGACCCGCAAAAATTAGGTTCAGCAATTACTTATTTTAGAAGATACACTTTACAATCTTTATTAGCTTTACAGGCTGAAGATGATGATGCAAATTTAGCAAGTAAAAAATCAAATGTAGCAGAAACTTTAACATCAAAAGAAATAAGTGCAGCATTAGACGATAAAAAATGGTTAAATAAAAATACACCAGAATTTAATAAAGCTATTGAATATTTAAAAAATGGTGGTAATATTGCAACTATTGAAGGCAAGTATAAAATGACTAAAGTTGTAAAAGACGAATTATTAAAAGTTAAATAATAAAACTGAATAGCTGACAACAGTAAAAAAAGGTAAGCAAAATAAATAAATAAATTATGAGTGCATTATTAAATGTTAGTTTACGAGTTGATGCTTTACCTAAAGAAAAATTCGTATCAGGAAAAGATGGAAAGGTATATTATAACTTTACTATTTCTATTAATGACGAATCTAATCAATGGGGACAAAATGTTTCTTTAACAGATAGTCAAACAAAAGAAGAAAGAGAAGCAAAGAAACCTAAAACGTATTTAGGAAATGGAAATGTAATCTGGACAAATGGACAGATTTCTGTTGCTGATAAAAAAGCAGAAGTAACTAAAGAAGAAATAGCTTCAGATTTACCTTTCTAATTAATTATTAATTTAGGGATTAGTCTACCTAAAATTATACTCAAAAGGGAATGTAAAAGTTCCCTTTTTTTAACAAACAAACAAACAAATGGAATTAAACAAAGACGAAAAGAGATTATTAATGGAAGTTTTTGAAGCAGAATGTTTCATCAATCCATTAGAAAAGATAACACATCCAAAACCAGCAATTTCATTTGGTGTTAAAAGTTACGAAACAAAAGATGGTAAAATAGAATATCCTACACCAATAGGAACTTATGGTAATTTTAGCTTTGTACAAGCACCTCCTAAAAGTAAAAAAACATTCTTTGTTTCATTATTATCAGCAATATATTTAGCAGACGAATTAGAGCAATTTGGGGGCGATTTAAAGGCAAATAGAGATAATAAGCACCTAATACATTTTGACACTGAACAATCAAATTTTCACGCTTCAGTGGTGTTTAAAAGGCCTATTGATATGACAGGTATAAAAACAGATAAATACCATACTTTAGCCTTGCGACAATTAAGTTTCAAAGAAAGAGTTGAATTTATAGAATACTATCTTTACGATAAATTAGAAGCTATAGATATTGGATTGGTAATTATTGATGGAATAGCAGATTTATGTTCTGATGTAAATAATATAGAAGAAAGCAACGCAGTTGTCCAGAAGTTAATGAAATGGTCAAAGGAATTAAATTGCCACATAGTTACAGTTATACATTCTAACTTTGGAACAGATAAACCAACAGGACATTTAGGTAGTTTTTTAGAAAAGAAAACCGAAACACAAATACAATTAGAATTAAACACAGTAAATAAAGGATTAGTAACCGTAAGTTGTAAACGTTCCAGAAACGCACCATTTGAAAACTTTAGTTTTAAAGTAAATAATTTTGGATTGCCACAAGTTGAAGGAGCATTTTACGACCCATTAAAAGACATATTTTAATTATGACACCAAAAGAAAAACTTAAATCAATAGAAAGAAAAATGAAACTAATTCAAAAAAATAATCCTGAATTAGATTTAAAAATAATTTCAAGTAGATTTTTTGATATTGAAAGATATTATAAATTAAGACAAGAACACTTTTTTTTAGATTTTGAAATTAATCATTGTATAACTTGTGGTAAAAAAATATAATTATGAAAACAACAATAAAAAACAATTTAGAAGAATTACAACTTTCAAACGAAAGAATGTTACTTTACCATTCAGACAATAAAATGTTAATAAGTTTTTTTAAAGATTTAAAAGAAAAGCTTGTATATTTACAAGAATTAACAGATATGGAGGCGAGATATAATTTGACACCTATAGCTGATTGCATTGAAGAACTATTAAAAGTTGATTCTGAATTAACACATATTGATTTTTCAATTCAATTAAAAGAAGTAATATCTGAAAAGAAAGTAGCAAAAGTAAACGCAAAATTATTTTAATATGATAGTAATAACTTTAGGTTTTATTTTATGTACTGCATTTATAATAGCACAATTCTACGATTGTGATATAATTATAAATCCAATTAAAGGTGTAATGCTCGGAGCATTATATAATGACGATGAATTTGATGACGAAACAGAACACACTGTACAAGTTTTAATTTTAGTAATTTCATTTTCATTTATATGGACGACTTCAAATGGTTGGAGAATGTAGCAAAACACCACAAAGAATGGATTGAAATAATTCATAAATTTGGGGAGTATGATTATGCAGAAGATATAGTACAGGAAAGTTATATAGCATTGATAAAATATGCTGATGCTTCTAAACTTATTGACTCAAGTGGAAAAGTCAGAAAAGGATATATGTTCTTTACTTTAAAATCTTTATTCTTTCAGTTCTATAATAAGAAAATGAAAATAACAAAAGTACCTATTGATGGGTGCTGGGAATTATTTGACGATTCAAACGTAGAAGAACATAAAGCATATAATGATATATGTATGCTTATAGACGATGAATTAGAAAATTGGCATTGGTACGATAGAAAACTATTTAAACTTTATAGAGATACAGATATGTCTATGAGGGATATTGCAGGAGAAACTAACATAAGTTTAATATCTATATTCCATTCAATAAAAAATTACAAGGAAATATTAAGTACTAAATTTCAAAAAGATTACCAAGACTATATTAATAACGATTATAATCAAATTTACTAAATTATGGCAAAACAAAAATCAAAAGGATTAGGAGATTCAATTGAAAAACTAACCGAAGCAACAGGAATTAAAAAAGTGGTTGAAATGTTTACAGAAGCTACAGGAGTAGATTGTAAATGTGATGAAAGAAAAGTTAAACTAAATAATTTGTTTCCATACAACAGAAATATAAACTGTTTAAATGAATCAGATTATAATAAATTAACAAAGTATTTATCTGCTGAACAAAGCACATTAACTGCAATAGAACAACAAGAAGTATCAGATATTTATTTCAACGTATTTAACTATCGTTTACAGATAAGTTCTTGTGCAAGTTGTTGGAAAGGTAAGCTTGATGAATTAAGACGTGTATACAACGAATATAAAATAAATGAATAACTGGTCAGAAGTTGATTTATTTAATTGGTTAAAAGAAAATGTATATCCTGATTTAGTTAAAGCTAAAAATCAAATGTCAAGGTGGGATTGTTACAGTCCCATCAAAGGACATAGATTAGAACTTAAATGCAGAAAAACACATTACAATACTTTACTACTTGAAAAGAAAAAGTACGATGCAATGAAACAAGAATGTGAAAAGCATTTAGACACACCAATGTATTTTAACTCAACTCCAAAAGGAATATACAGTTTTAACTTAAATCTAATTATCCCAGAATGGGAACTTAATAATAAGAACCCAGCCACAACACAATTTTACAACACAAATAGAATAGAAAAAGAAGTAGCATATTTAGAACTAACAAAAGCAAAACAATGGAAGTAAACGCAATACAACAAGAATATTTAAAATCAGTAATATTAAGTCAGTTACTGTTAGAATCAAATGAGAATTTATTTTTTACACAACAATACAAGCAACAAATTAAACACAAGATAAATAGTTTAAATAAAGACTTGGAAGAAATAGTAAGAAACGAATTTAAAATAATATACAATACAGACCCTGAAACAACAACTAATATATTAAGAAGTATTGAAGAAATAGTTTCTAAACTGCAAACAAGTTCTTTAGATGAATTAGTATTTATAAATGCAGTAATAGACAAATACAAAGAAAACAGTGAATGGTTCACTGAATATGCAGAAACAGAATTTTTAAAACTTGACTAATGAAATTAACATATACATCTTATGGAAAAACATCAACAATAGAAACAGAAAATGATGACATTGATATTGATGAATTAGGGCAAATGCTTTATAATTTATGTTTAACACAAACTTGGTCACCTGTAATATTAAAATCAATATTTAAAAAGGATGTTACAAATGGCTAAAAAGCAATTAGAAAAGTATTCTCCAAAAGAAGATGAAATAGAAGCAATGAGATTGTGCTGGAAAAATGATTTAGCTTATGTTATCCAACCAATACAAAATACAAAAATGTATCACGTTATTAAGTTTCAAATATCAGACAACTTAAAGATATATACTTTTGAAATAGATAAAACAAAAATAGAATTTACAGAATATGAAGCATCTAAAAAAGTTATGGAATTATACACACAACATTCTAAAAGATTTAGTAAATGATTAAATTATTTAAAGGTGATTGTTTAGAATTAATGAAGTCAATACCTGATAAAAGTATTGATGCTATAATTACAGACCCGCCTTATGGAACTACAGCTTGTAAATGGGATTCAGTTATTCCTTTTGATTTAATGTGGGGACAACTTAATAGAATTATTAAAGATAATGGTGCAATAGTTTTGTTTGGAAGTGAACCATTTAGCAGTGCTTTAAGAATGAGTAATATAAAAAATTATAAATATGATTGGATTTGGAAAAAAACAATGTGTACAGGTATGGCTCAAAATGAATATATGCCTATGAAATATCACGAAATAATTAGTGTTTTTGTAAATAAATCAAAACCAACATTTAATAAAATACTATCAGATAGAAATAAAAGTAGTATAAGTAGAGCTAATTATAAAATGCAAGGTAGTTCACATTTATCAAATCACATAAATATCGGTAAACAAGAAGCTAAACAATATAATCCAAATAAAGTCAATCCAAAATCAATATTGGAATTTAAAAGTGTTCCTAATACTCCTAAAGGAAGTAAATTACATCCAACACAAAAACCTGTAGATTTAGTAGAATATTTAATAAAAACATACACAAATGAAAACGAAACAGTTTTAGACTTTACAATGGGTTCAGGAACTACAGGAGTAGCTTGTAAAAATTTAAACAGAAACTTTATTGGAATTGAAATGGATGATAAATATTTTAGTATTGCAGAAAATAGAATTAATAATCACATAGTAACTAAAGAATTATTTTAAATGAAAGATAGTATAGTAGAATCAGTTATAGAACAATTTAAACAACGTTCTAACGTAGGAATTAATAAATATGGTACTACATTAGATAGAACAGATTTAACACGTTTAGAATGGCTAAATCACGCACAACAAGAAGCAATGGATATGATATTATATTTAGAAAAATTAAAGCAATATGACACGAAGTAAACAATCATCACTGCAAAGAATCCAACGTATAATGAAATTCAATTATAACAGGGGATTAAACTCGGAAAGAGTTAATGAAATATATAGGAAAATTATTAATTTAAAATTAAGCAATCAGAAATGATTGTTTTTTTTATGTTAATTTTTTGTTAAAATGTTTTTTATAAACAAATAATGTTTACATTTGCGTATAACAATTTAAAAAAACAAACAAAATGGACAAACTACAAATTTTATTCAAATTAGAAACTTGCATTTCTATTTTAGAAACAACTGAAAACGTTTATGTACGTAAACAGTTAGAATTAATTGCTGAAGCATTAGTAAAAGATTGGAATGAATCAGATGCTTATGCACAACAGATTAGAGAAATATTAAATTATGATGAAACAATGAACAATTTAGATAATATAAAAATATGAATGTATTAGAATATAACGACAGTAATTACAGAAATAAACAGGAGCAAAAAGAAAAGGATGAATTTGCTATTGGATTTACAGAATGGGCATATAGAAATGAATATAACATAGGTTTTTATTTTAAGCAAGATACAATGAAAGAACTATTAGAAATTTATAAAAAAACATTATGAATGAAGCTGCATACTTTACAATACAATCTAAAGTACAGGTATTAGATAGAGAATTGTTTAAATACCTCGGTGAACTAATGTCAGGACAAAGTTTAACATCTGATGACCATTTAAAGATAATGATTGATAGTACAGAAAGAGAATTAGCAACATACGATTACATACTAAAACTAATAATAAACAATGGAAACAAAAATTAAAACATTCGACAACAAGATTTGGGATAAGCAAGAACTAATAGACAATATGTACAACGATGAGTTTTACTATGGTTATTTAGGTAAACAGGCTTTAAGCAGTTCAAGTCTTAAAATGGTCTTATCAAGTCCTAAAACTTATAAGTACGTTACAAAGTACGGACAAAGTGAAACACAACCTTTAAGAGACGGTAAACTATTCCACACAATGATTTTAGAGCCACACAAGATAGATGAATTAACTATTGTAGATGTAGCAACTAAAGCAGGAAAAGCATATAAAGAAGCAAAAGCAGAAGGTAAAGAAGTTTACACAACAAATGAGATTAAAGCAGCAGAAAGATTAGCTGATGCAATTTTAAGAAACGATGAAGCAGTACACTATATGTCTAAAGCACAATTTGAGATACCAGAAATATCAATGATTAATGGAATACCATTTAGAGCTAAAGCAGATATATTAAAAGACAATATGATTGTAGATTTAAAAACTACTACAGGTTTAAATGAATTTAGATATTCAGCAGATAAATACAGTTATGATTTACAAGCATATCTTTACAGGGAAATGTTTAATGTAGATGAATTTGTATTTGTTTGTATTGATAAAGGAAGTTTAGACATTGGAATATTTGAATGTAGTGATGAATTTTATGAGAAAGGCAAACGTAAACTTGAACAAGGAATAGATAATTATAAATACTTCTTTGGAGAAGATAGTGATGTAGATTTAAATCAATATGTATTAAGAGGAGTACTTTAAAATAAACAAAATGGAAATAACAGAAAGATTAAAAGAAATAATATTAAAAGAAACTGATATAGATGTTTCTAAAAATAGTAGAAAGCATAATATAATAGAAGCAAGAGCATTGTACTTTTATTTGGTAAAACATTTTAAACCTAAAATGACATTACAAGAAATAGCTGAATCAGTAAATAAGAATCACGCAACAGTAATACATTCTTTAAACAATTATGAAATGTATGAAAAGTTTAATAGAGATTTAAGAAGTTTAAGAAATATAATAGTAAATCAAATGGATGAAGAAAACATTTTAAATACAGAAGATAATGAAGAATTAAGATTAGAAATTAAAAAGAATAAGTTAAGAGTATCTGAATTAGAAATACAATTAGAAGAAAGTAATTTAAGAATAAATAAACTTGAAAAAGCAGCATACGAATACAAAATAATAAACAACTTAAACAACCTTCTTAATAAAACAAAAGATACAGAACATCACAATGTAATGATACTACGTTTAGAAGCTATATACGATATGAATATGAAAGTAATAGAACATAATAAAAACAATTAAGATGCCAGATATAACACTTTGTTCAGGAAACAACTGCGAACTATCTTCTATATGTTATAGATATAAAGCAGAACCAAGTAAGTTTAGACAATCATACTTTTGTAAACCTCCAAATGAAGGATTAGAATGTGAATACTTCTGGGAATATAAAACCGATGAAGAATGAAATATATATTAATATTAATGGCTTATGAATTTATAAGGTCAAAGTTGATTTGGCTATGGTATTATTTAATTAAAAAAGGACAAGGAGAATGAAACCAATACATAAATTAAATGGAGGAATAGGTGCAACATTATGTCAATTATGTAGTATAATAATAACTACAGGTAATACTCAAGATTTATATTGTGATAAATGTTTGTCTGAAAGAGTTAAAACTGATTCTGAATTTAAACAGATAAAAGAAAGAGCAAATAATTTAATGAGATTGAAAAATGGATTTAAAGATAAACAATAATAGATTTTATTTATTTTTAATTCAATAATGATAACTTTTTTGATTATGGAAGATAAAAGAAAATACAATGGCGGAAATAAAAACGCTGGACGTAAACCAAAAGTAGAAGAAGAAAAAGTAAACAATATATTTCTTAAAGCATTAGGTGAACTTTACAATAAAGATACAGAAGAAGAAACAAAGATAGCTTTTGTTAAATCTACACTAATGGAATCACAAAGAGGACAATTGTTTATTGCTGAACATATATTTGGTAAGCCAAAAGAAATTATAGAAGCTACACATAATGTAAATGATTTTAACATAAAAGATATATTTAAAATTGGAAATAAATCTGAATGAAAAATATAATCTATTAGGAAGTGAAAGTAGATACTTTGTAATTACAGGGGGAAGGGGTTCAGGGAAATCATACTCTTTGAACTCATTTCTATTGTTGCTTACTTATGAAGTTGGCCACGTTATATTATTTACACGATATACTTTAACATCTGCAAACGTCTCTATTATTCCTGAATTTATAGATAAGATTGAAACGGCTAATTTAAGCCACGAATTTTATATTACGAAGGATGAAATAGTAAATCTTAAAACAGGGTCTAAAATCATCTTTAAAGGTATTAAAACAAGTAGTGGAACACAAACTGCAAGTTTAAAATCTTTAGCTGGAGTTACAACGTGGGTATTAGATGAAGCAGAAGAATTAAATGACGAAGAAATATTTGAAAAGATTGATTTTAGTATAAGAACTAAAGGAGTTCAGAATAGGGTTTTACTTGTATTGAATCCTGCAACAAAAGAACATTTCATTTATAAAAAATTCTTTGAAGATAAAGGAATAGAAGCAGGAAGCAATTTAATAAAAGGAGATACAACTTATATACATACAACATACCAAGATAATATACACAACCTTTCTGAATCGTTTATTAATCAGATTGAGAATATAAAGTCAAGAAGGCCAGAAAAGTATAAACATCAAATATTAGGTGGATGGTTGGATAAAGCTGAAGGAGTTATATTTACTAACTGGAGTATAGGAAAGTATGAACAAGTTTCTAAATCTGTATTCGGTCAAGATTTTGGTTTTAGTAATGACCCAAGTACATTAGTAGAATGTAATATAGATAGTTCTAATAAACGAATTTACATTAATGAAAGGTTTTATTTGCCATCATTAACAACGTCTCAAATATACGCTTTAAATAAGCAGCATTGTATTGATAGTTTAATAGTAGCAGATAGTGCCGAACCAAGACTAATATCTGAATTACAATCGGCAGGTTTAAACATAGTACCTGCAATTAAAGGTCAAGGTTCGGTTACTTACGGAATAGCATTATTACAAGATTATGATTTAATAATAAGTCCAGAATCAATCAACTTAATTAAGGAATTAAACAATTACTGTTGGTTAGAAAAGAAATCAAATACACCTATTGATAATCATAACCACTGCTTTACGGGAGACACTTTAATAACTACAATTAAAGGACAGATTAGAATAGATAAAATAAAAGTAGGTGATTTAGTTTTAACAAGTAAAGGATATAAAAAGGTATTAGTAAATTTTAATAATGGTATAAAAAATGTTAATAAGTACTCGATGCAATTAGATACTTTGGCATTATCCTTGTGTTCTACTAAAGAACATAAAATTAAAACTATTAATAAATGGAAACAAATTTCACAATTACAGAATCAGGATACATTATTCCTGTACAATGGTTTAACGGAAAAAATTTTAAACTTTACAAAAACGAAAAATATTTTAGTAGAGGAACAACAAGATTACATACTGAAGTTTGGAAACATTATAAAGGGGATATTCCTAAAGGATACCATATACACCACGTTGACGGTAATACTCAAAATAATGATATATCAAATCTTAATATGGTGCTTGAATCTTTACATCAAAGGTTTACTGGTAAAAAAAGAATTAAAGATAATCCAGAATGGTTTAAAGAATTTCATTCAAAAGGTATTGAAGCAGCAAAAGAATGGCATAAATCAGAAGTTGGATTGCAATGGCATAAAGAACAAGGTAAAAAAACTTGGCATAATAGAGAATATAAAAAACATAATTGCGAAGTATGTAATAAAGAATATGAAACAAGACACGGAGGAGTTTCAAAATACTGCCATAACAACTGCAAAGCTAAAGCACTTCGAACAAGGAGAAAGTTACAAAGCACAAGTTTATGATTTAATGATTGAAGATTGTCACGAATATTTTGCTAATGGCATATTGGTTCATAATTGTATAGATGCTTTAAGATATGCAGTAGGTTATCAATTAGAGAATCCTAATAAAGGAAGTTATTTTATTTACTAATAATAAACCTATAAAGTTTATTGTACAATAATTAGTTTATTGTTCTAATAATCAATTAAATATAAAATGACATACGGAGAAATAATTGCAACAATACAATGTTATATACATCACATAAAAAATGTACAAGTGGTTATTAATTTGCCACGTAATATAGGTGAGATTAAAAAGATGCAAGAGATGTATAAAGTTGCAAGTGCTTACCTTTTGCAGTAGGATAACTATTAAAATTAGGGTTTATCTTGACATCAAAAGTAATGTTAAATAAAAGTTACAAAAAGCATTGTATTTGTAAAATGTATTTAATCTTATAAATGTTAAAGTTTTGTTAAAGTTTTAAAATAGTTTTGTAATGTTAATAACTGTTGTATATTTGTACTCAGATAACAACAACTAAAAAACTAAACAAGATGACACCACAAGATTTTCAAAACAGACTAATAGAATTACAAAACGAATCTAAAAATTTACTTTTAATTTCTTCAAAAAGAGTAAAAGCAACAAGAGAAAGAATACAAGAAATAAATAAAGAATTCTTTGCAGTAAAACAAGCTTGGAGAGAATCATATCCAACAATATAATTATGATTACAATAACGCACACTCCACAAAATTTATCTTATAATCGCTATACAATAGAGTGTAGCGATATAGATTTACTTATTGAAGATTGTGTTAAAAGAATCAGACCACAAAGTAAATTGTATTATAAAAAAGAATTAAGAATAGATTTAGAAAACAAAAAGGAATCAATGATAGATGTTCACGCAGGAATGGGAGTGTCTTATATTATAAAATTAATTTAAACATTATGAAACAATACGAAGTTAAAGGTTGGTACAGATATGCTGACAACGAGAAAGATTATGAGTATGCTAAAATAATAGCAGAAAACGAACAAATGGTTATTACACTATTCAAAGATATGTTTAAACTGAACTTCTTTGCAATAGATATAAAAGAGATTAGTTAGTGGATTAATTAATAGTTGATTAAAGTACCAGTAGAGCTTCCCGTAAGAACAGCCTTCTGGTCTTTTTTTTGTTTAATACAATTTACACATTATTTTATTATTATAAAAAACAAATCAAATGAAATTAGAAATAAC